CCTCCTGCCACCATACCTTTGACCGCTTTGGCGGTCTTATGGTGGTAGAAGGGTAACCCCTTCGGAAAGGACGGAAACAGATATGGAAAAGAGATATTACATCGCCTACGGCAGCAACCTGAACATCGGACAGATGCGGATGCGCTGCCCGCAGGCACGGATCATCGGGACTTCGGAGATACCCGATTACCAGTTGCTTTTCAAAGGGAGCAGAACCGGCTCCTACCTAACCATCGAGAAAAAGGAAGGCAGCACGGTTCCGGTGGCAGTCTGGTAGGTGACGGCAGAGGACGAGGCGGCGCTTGACCGCTACGAAGGCTTTCCCGCTTTTTACTACAAGGCGGAGATGGAGCTTCCGATTACGGGCATCAAATCCGGCAAGGTGCGGAACAGAAAGACTTTTGTTTATATCATGCACGAGGACAGACCCGTGGGAGTGCCGAGCGGATACTATGTTGCGACCTGCCTTGAGGGATACCGCAGCTTTGGGTTTGACGAGGAATTTTTGTACGAGGCCATTGAAACGAGCAGGAGGATTTGCCATGAAAACGGATGCGAATATGAGGATTAAGATATGCCCACGGTGTGGGAACGCCTACCACGGCGCTCCCGCCCTTTCCCGGAAGGACAATGAGACGCTGCTCTGCCCGGACTGCGGAACGAGGGAGGCGTTGGAGAGCATCGGTGTGGATGAACAGGAGCAGGATGAGATTCTTGCCGCCATCCACCGCTGCGATGGGCGGCAGTAACCGGAATAATGTCGCCATAATCTGCACAGCTTCCCCTGTGGATATTTGTGCAGATTATGCTCGGAATTGACTTGATAATATGTGCTTTTAGAGCGAATATGTGTACTACCAAAAGGGAAAACAACAAAAAACGGAGGTACACACCATGAAAAAGAACATTTTTGAAGAAACATACGCACAGGTACAGGAGCTTAAGAAAGCCTACGCTGCAGCCACGGACGAGGCAGGAAAGGAAAAAGCCAGAGCCGGTCATCACGCTTTGATGGAGCGCATTGAGGCGCTTGGGGCAACAGTCTGCCGCATCTGGAGGGAATACGAAACCGCAAGGGAAAACGGAAATACCCGCCTTGACATCAGCGAGGTGGTTTGGGATAAGGATGTGGAAAGCCTCATCACCTGCATGAGAGAGAATGGGATCAGCGAGTTTACCTTTTCCTCCACATGGAGCAGTGCGGTGGAGACAGCATGGCTTTTTGCGCAGAACGGCTGCGAGCTTGGCGGGCTGGTCGAGGTGAACGGCAGTATGAACCATTTTGCAGGGGAACACGAGAAAAAGCACGGATACCTTTTCAAGGTAAATTAAAGAATGCGGAGGATGAATTTATGTGCGAAGAATACAAAGGATATAGCATTAACGTGATATGGAACGATAAGACGATGGGCTTCGATTTTCGGGTTTGTGATGCGGGAGGTGCGGAGATTGGCAGGAATGAATTGTCATTCTTCTATGCGGAAAATGCGCTGGCGGCTGCGAGAACAGTTGCTGATAAAAGGCTGGAAAGCGGCGACGGCGAATTATAATCTGCACAGTTTCTCCCGCAGATATTTGTGCAGATTATGCTCAGAATTGACTTGCTATTATGTGCTTTCAGAGCGAATATGTACCTACCGAAAGGGAAAACAACAAAAACGGAGGTACACACCATGAATAACATTTACGCAATGAGAAACGAGATGACCCTGAGAGAATACAACACCGCCATTACAAGAGCGGATTTTGAGGAGCTTTTTAAGAAAACGAAGGAGCGCATCCGCTTTACTTTTAACGGCTGGGATGGAAAAAGCTATGATGGGGAGAGCCGATGCGCCAGCGTTTATCGCACCAATATGAAAGGCTACGAGGACGCCCGGTTTGTAAAGGTCGGCAAAGGCCTGCACTATATTGACGAGGACAGCAGCGTTTTGGAAAAAGCCACCGGCGAGAGCCACAAGGAGGCGGAGTGGCTGGTGGATGTCTTGAGGGCAGAATAAGGAGGACAGCTTTATGGCAGAGGAAAAGAACATTTTAGAGGAAGAACTGGAACTGAATGATGAGCAGGCAGACCGGAATGATGAAATCTACGAAGGGGTAATGGAGCTTTGCAGGCTGATGTCGGAGAACCCGGAGCTGGAGTGGAACATGAGTTTTCTTGGGGAGATTGCGGACTGCGCCGCTTCCATTTTGGCTCGGCATGGCATACGGGTGCGTTTCCCTGCGGTAGTGACCAATCCGGACGGCTCACAGTACATTGAGGAGTACATCGGCGGTGAGGAATCCGGGGAGTAAAATACACAATTTTTCTCACGGATATTTGTGCAGCTTATTCTTAGAAATGACTTGCTATTATGTGATTTTAGAGCGAATATGTGTACTACCAAAAGGGAAAAACACAAAACAAAAACGGAGGTACACACCATGAGAATCACATTTAAAACGAACAGCGCGGTAACCACCAAGAGCCTTACGGAATGGTACTTTGGAAAAAGATTTGTTTCACAATGCCAGAGAGAGGCGGTCAAGACCTACAAAAAGAAAGGTCAGAAAGAATCCCGGTTCTGGCAGAGCGGCACCGGTTATCTTACCATCACGGTTCAGGAATAAGGAGGCAGAATCATGTGGCACGAAGGAAGCATAAAGGTCGGCAGCAGCATCTTCCACTATTGGGTAAAGAACTTTGACGCACCAAGCGAGATTTACGGTTTGGAGGGCGGATGTATTTCCAAAGCGATGCTAAAGCGTGATGGGCAGATTGTTTACAACTACGACAGAGGGCTGGACATTGCTCCGGCGGATGAGGAAACCGAGATTGCGCTGGCAATTCTCATGAAGGATTACAACTAAGGGATTTGAAACGGAATATTCCAAGAGCAGAGCCGGGCGGCTCTGTATCTTATACCAATAAATTTGCACAGGGCGCAGATTTGCGCCGAGCGGACAGGACTGCACTGAACCCGGATTTGGGCTGAGTGCTATTTTTATGCCATTTGGGAGGTGACGGGCATGGCGATGCGAAAACTGAAAAAATACAGACCCACGAAGTTTAAGGCAAAAGACTCCGTGTACAGCAGGGAGATGGCGGACTATGCGGTGTCCTTTATCGAGTGCCTTTGCCACACCAAAGGCACCTGGGCGGGAAAGCCTTTTGAACTGATCGACTGGCAGGAGCAGATCATCCGTGACATCTTCGGGACGCTGAAACCTAACGGCTACCGGCAATTCAACACGGCATATATTGAGATTCCAAAGAAGCAGGGAAAATCGGAGCTGGCGGCTGCGGTTGCCCTGCTTTTATGCTGCGGCGACGGCGAAGAAAGAGCCGAGGTGTATGGCTGTGCCGCTGACAGGCAGCAGGCCACTATCGTGTTCGATGTGGCGGCGGACATGGTGCGGATGTGTCCGGCGCTTTCCAAGCGGGTGAAAATCCTCGCTTCGCAGAAGCGCATCATTTACACACCGACCAACTCGTTTTATCAGGTGCTGTCGGCGGAGGCGTATTCCAAGCACGGTTTCAACATCCACGGGGTGGTGTTCGATGAGCTGCACACGCAGCCGAACCGGAAGCTCTTTGATGTTATGACGAAAGGCTCCGGCGACGCCAGAATGCAGCCCCTTTACTTCCTGATTACCACGGCGGGGACGGATACCAACTCCATCTGCTATGAGACACACCAGAAGGCGAAGGGCATTCTGGAGGGCAGGAAGATCGACCCGACGTTCTATCCCGTGATTTACGGTGCGGAGGAAGCGGATGACTGGACGGACCCGAAGGTGTGGAAAAAGGCGAATCCCTCCCTCGACATCACGGTGGGAATCGACAAGGTCAAAGCCGCCTGTGAATCGGCAAAGCAGAATCCGGGCGAGGAAAACTCCTTCCGGCAGCTCCGCCTAAACCAGTGGGTAAAACAGGCGGTGCGGTGGATGCCGATGGAGAAGTGGGATGCCTGCGCCTTCCCGGTTTCCGAGGACGACCTGGAAGGGCGTATCTGCTACGGCGGTCTGGACTTGTCCTCCACCACGGATATCACGGCCTTTGTACTGGTGTTCCCGCCGTTGGACGAGGAGGACAAATACTGCATCCTCCCTTACTTCTGGATTCCGGAGGAGACGCTGGAGCTGCGTGTCCGGCGCGACCATGTACCCTACGATGTGTGGGAGCGGCAGGGGAAGCTGCTGACCACGGAGGGAAATGTGGTGCATTACGGCTACATTGAGAAATTCATCGAGCGGCTTGGAGAACGGTTCAACATCCGGGAGATCGCCTTTGACCGTTGGGGAGCGGTGCAGATGGTGCAGAACCTTGAGGGCATGGGATTTACGGTAGTTCCATTCGGGCAGGGCTTCAAGGATATGTCCCCGCCGACCAAAGAGCTGATGAAGCTGACGCTGGAGCAGAAAATTGCCCACGGCGGGCATCCGGTCCTGCGGTGGATGATGGATAACATCTTCATCCGTACCGACCCGGCTGGGAACATCAAGGCAGACAAAGAGAAATCCACAGAAAAGATTGACGGTGCAATCGCTACCATCATGGGGCTTGACCGTGCCATCCGCTGTGGGAACGAAAGCAGCGCCTCCGTCTATGACAGCCGGGGGCTGCTTGTATTTTAGAAGGGAGCGTGACAGATATGGGAATTTTCAGCGGTTTATTTCGGGCGAGGGACGCCCCTCAGAACCGCACCTCCGGCAGCGCCTACAGCTTTTTTATGGGAGGTAGCACCAGCGGCAAGCGGGTAAACGAGAGGTCTGCCATGCAGATGACGGCAGTGTATTCCTGCGTGCGCATCCTGTCGGAGGCCATTGCCAGCCTTCCGCTCCATGTCTATGAATATACGGATACAGGCACAGCGAAAGCGACAGGCCATCCGCTGTATTTCCTCCTGCATGATGAGCCGAACCCGGAGATGACCTCTTTTGTGTTCCGGGAAACGCTGATGACGCACCTGCTCCTGTGGGGGAATGCCTATGCGCAGGTCATCCGAAACGGAAAGGGAGAGGTTACCGCCCTTTATCCGCTGATGCCTGACCGCATGACGGTGGATCGGGATAATGACGGGCAGCTTTATTACGAATACCGGGTAAGCTCGGATGACGCGCCCATCAATAAGACATCCACGGTGAAGTTGCGGCCGCAGGATGTGTTGCACATCCCTGGGCTTGGGTTTGACGGACTGGTGGGCTATTCCCCTATCGCAATGGCAAAGAACGCCATCGGCATGGCGATTGCCTGTGAGGAGTACGGGGCGAAGTTCTTCGCCAACGGCGCGCAGCCCAGCGGCGTGCTGGAGCATCCGGGGACGATTAAAGACCCCAGCCGTGTGCGGGAGAGCTGGCAGAACACATTCGGCGGTAGCCAGAACGCCAACAAGGTGGCGGTGCTGGAGGAGGGCATGAAATACACGCCCATCTCCATCTCGCCGGAGCAGGCACAGTTTTTGGAAACAAGAAAATTTCAGATCAATGAGATTGCTCGGATTTTCCGTGTCCCGCCCCACATGGTGGGCGACCTGGAAAAGTCGAGCTTTTCTAATATTGAGCAGCAGTCGCTGGAATTCGTGAAATACACCCTCGACCCGTGGGTGGCACGGTGGGAGCAGGCGATTGTGAGGCGGCTCTTCACGGAGGAGGAGAAGAAAACCTATTATGTGAAATTCAACGTGGACGGCCTTCTGCGGGGCGATTACCAGAGCCGCATGAACGGTTACGCCACGGCAAGGCAGAACGGGTGGATGTCGGCAAACGACATCCGCGCACTGGAAAACCTCGACCGCATCCCTGTAGAGGACGGTGGGGATTTGTACCTGATCAACGGCAATATGCTCCCGCTCTCAAGGGCGGGTGCTTTTGCAGATATAGAACCAGAAAAGGAGGAATCGGATTCTGATGGGATTACAGACAAAGAAGTTCTGGAATTGGAGAAACCAGGCGGACGGAGAGTCGGAAGCAGAGCGGGTGCTTGAACTTTACGGGACCATTGCGGAGGAAAGCTGGTTCGATGACGATGTCACGCCCGCAATGTTCCGTGAAGAGCTGTTTGCCGGGAGCGGTCCCGTTACCGTGTGGATCAACTCGCCGGGCGGGGACTGCATCGCCGCAAGCCAGATTTATACGATGCTGATGGATTACAAAGAGAGTGTCACAGTCAAGATTGACGGCATTGCCGCGTCTGCCGCATCCGTCATTGCGATGGCGGGGACGGAGGTGTTGATGGCCCCGACCGCCCTCATGATGATCCATAACCCGGCGACGCTGGCATACGGCGACCACGGGGAAATGCAGAAGGCCATTGAAATGCTGGATGAGGTAAAGGAGAGCATCCTCAATGCCTACGAGATCAAGACCGGGCTGTCCCGTGCGAAGCTGTCGCACCTGATGGACAGCGAAACGTGGATGAATGCGAATAAAGCGGTGGAGCTTGGCTTTGCGGACGGCATCCTTTCGGATGAAAAAGCGGCGGCAGACATTCCAGCCTACGCATTTTCGGGCAGGGTGGCGGAAACGGCGCTGCTGAACAAGATTACTGCAAAAGCAGATACGGCGAAAGAGCCGGAAGTAAAGTGCGGGCGCTCGGTTGACACGCTCAAAGAGCAGCTTGCAGTTATCAAAAATTATATTTAACGGAGGGAAAACACTATGACGATTATTGAAATGCGTGAGAAACGCGCAAAGCTGTGGGCTACAATGGAGGGCTTCCTCGATACCCACCGGAATGAAAATGGAGTGCTGTCCGCAGAGGATGACGCTACCTATGCGGGCATGGAGAAGGACCTGACTGACCTGACCAATGAGATTAAGCGTATGGAGCGCAGGGACGTGATGGAAGCGGAACTGAATAAGCCTGTTGACAGACCCCTTACACAGAAACCGGAAAGACAGGGAAACGAAAAGACCGGACGTGCAAGCAGCGCTTATAAAGAGGATTTCGGCAGGCATCTGCGCGGCAAGTCGCTAATCCACAACGTCCTTTCCGAAAGCACCGATGCGGACGGCGGCTATCTTGTCCCAGATGAGTTTGAAAGCCAGATCATTGCGGCTCTTGATGAGGCAAATGTGATCCGCTCCATTGCGAAGGTCATCACGACGCACCATGACCGTAAGATTCCGATTGCCGTAGGCCATTCCGTAGCAACCTGGACGGCGGAAAACGCCGCGTTTACGGAGAGCAACCCGACCTTCGGGCAGAAGCAGATTGATGCTTTCAAGCTGACGGACCTGATCCGCGTCAGCGTGGAGCTTCTGCAGGATTCCGAGTTTGACCTTGAAGATTACATCACAAGGGAGATTGCCCGCGCCTTCGGGATTGCGGAAGAGCAGGCATTCTGCGTTGGCACCGGTACGAATCAGCCGACAGGGATTTTTACCGCCAACGGCGGTACGGTGGGCGTTACGGCGGCAAGTGCGACCGCGGTTACCGTAGACGAGGTCATTTCCCTTATCTACGCATTGAAGTCCCCTTACCGCAGGAATGCGAAGTTCCTGATGAATGATGCTACGGTATCCCTTCTGCGTAAGCTGAAGGACAACAACGGCGCTTATCTGTGGCAGCCTTCCGTGCAGGCCGGGCAGCCTGACAAGCTGCTGGGCTACGATATTTATACCAGCCCCTATGTACCGACAGTAGCGGCCGGCGCTTATGCCGTTGCTTTTGGCGACTTCCAGAATTACTGGATCGGCGACCGTGCAGGCCGGACGGTGCAGAGGTTGAATGAACTGTATGCCACGAATGGGCAGATCGGTTATGTCGCTACCGAGCGTGTGGACGGCAAGGTGATCCTGCCGGAAGGCATCCAGCTTCTTCAGATGAAACCGGCGTCAGGCAATTAAGGAAAGGGGGGATGCCGGATGGCACTAATCACACTTGAAGAAGCAAAGAGCTATCTGCGAGTAGATTCTTCGGATGAGGACGCCCTGACCGGCATCCTCTTATCCTCCGCGGAGCAGCTCTGCGTGGATGTGGCAAGGCTGTCGCAGGAACAGTGGGCGACAGTCAATGCGGATGAAAATACAGATACAGACCTTTATACCGCAGAAGAACTGGAGCAGGTGCGCTCCGTGATGCGTGTGGCAGTTTTATACGCCCTCGGCTACCTCTTTGAACACCGGGAAGAAGCCGACCACCATGCCCTGACCATGACGCTTCGCTCTGTGCTGTTTGCGGTACGGGAAGGGGTGTTCTGATATGGAAATCGCAAGGATGAACGAGCGGATCACCTTCCAGAAGAATTCTGTGGTGGTGGATGCTGTCGGCAACCACAAAAATGTGTGGGAGGATTATTTCTCCTGCGCCGCCTATGCGTCCACCTATCAGGCGTCGGAAAGCGGCGATGAGGTGGCTATGGAGGAACGCAGCGTGACCTTTTGCTGCCGGTACTGCTCCGAGCTTGCGTGTGTTTCCTCCACTGGTTACCGCATCCAATTCCACGGTGAGATTTACAACATCCGCTCCGTGGACATGATGAATTACCAGCGGAAGGAACTGAAATTCCAGACAGCAAGGGAGGTGCGGTAATGGGAAGGACGGTAAGCGTGGATGAGATGGCGGACGCCATCAGTGAGATTCTGGAGGAGTATTCTGACCTTGCCACGGACGGGATGAAGTCCGCCGTGCAGAAATCGGCAAAGTTTGTAAAGGAGGAAATCTCCGCAAACGCCCCGGTGCGGACAGGCGCTTATGCCAAGAGCTGGGCGAGCAAGAAAACGGAGGAAACCTCCACATCGGTGCAGTACACCGTCCATTCCAGGAACAGGTACCAGCTTGCGCACCTTCTGGAGAATGGCCATGCGCTGCGCAGCGGCGGGCGCACGAAGGCACAGCCCCATATCGCCCCTGCGGAGGAAGCCGGGGAAACCTATCTGGAAAATCTGATTGAGGAGGCTTTGAAGGAATGACCCATGAAGAAGTAGTGGCGATGGTCGGGGAAACGGGGCTGCCGAGCGCCTATGACCACTTTGCCGAGGGCGAGTCCCCGGACCCGCCGTTCATCTGTTTCCTCTATCCGAGGACGGATACCTTTGGGGCGGATGACGTGGTCTACCACCAGAGCCCTGTTCTGCATATCGAGGTCTACACGGATTACAAGGACCCGGACATCGAAGCCGCCGTGGAGGAAATCCTGACGGCGCATGGGCTTTTCTATTCCAAGTCCGAGGTGTGGATCGCAAGTGAAAAACTGTACGAGGTGCTGTATGAGGTCAGCGTTTGACCGGATACGGCTTTTTTTAATTTATTGAACTGGAGGTTTTGATTATGGCGAATAAGAAAAACAAGGTCAAGTACGGCCTGAAAAACGTGTATTACGCAAAGGCTACGTTTGATGATGACAACAACGTGACCTACGGCACTCCCGTCCGGATTCCGGGCGCGGTCAGCCTGTCGCTGGACAACAATGCGGAGATCGAGCCGTGGTATGCGGACGACATGGTGTATGTGGTGCTGACCGGAGCGGCGTCCTATGAGGGTACTCTGGAGATCGCGCTCCTGCCGGAGAGTTTCCTGACAGACATCCTGCATGAGGAGCTGGACGACAACGGCGTGCTGGCAGAGGTGGATGGTGTGGAGATTGAGCATTTTGCCCTGCTCTTTGAGTTTGACGGCGATAAGCACAAGACCCGCCACTGCCTGTATAACTGCGTGGCGAACCGCCCGTCCATTGAGAGCGAGACGAAGGAGGACAGCGCGGAGCCGGCCACCGATGAGCTTGACCTGACGGCGTCCGCCCTTGCCAACGGCTATGTAAAGGTAAAGACCACGGCGGATGTGGACAGCGAGGTCTACAACAACTGGTTTACCGAGGTTTACACGCCCGCCGGGTTTACCACAGCCGAGACTGATACGACTGGAACAACGGATGTTGGCTAAGAGAGGAGGATATGACCTATGGCAGTGACAAAGACAATTCAGGTGGATGGGATTGACGTGACCTTCCGTGCAAGCGCGGCGGTTCCCCGCCTGTACCGCTTAAAATTCGGGCGGGATATTTACAAAGACCTGCGCTCTCTGGAAAAGAGCGTGAAGGACAGCGATGAGGGAGAATCCAGCCTTGACACGTTCAGTCTGGAGCTGTTTGAGAACATCGCTTTTATCATGGCATACCACGCCGACCCGCAGAATACGCCCCACGAGCCGGACGAATGGCTGGAGCAGTTCAACACCTTCTCCATCTACCAGATTCTGCCGGAGATTATTAACCTGTGGGGGCTGAATGTACAGCAGCAGGTGGACAGTAAAAAAAACTTCAGCAAAGTGAGCGGGAAATGACGACCCCGCTCTTTTTGCTGCGGTGTGTCCAGATCGGCGTGGGCATCCGGGACCTCGACCTCCTGACTATCGGTCTGGTCAACGATATGTACGCTGAGCTGAATAACGATGATTACAAGTACGCAACAATGGCATCCCAGGCGGATATGGACTCGTTCTGAGGTGCTTTTTTGATGCCGTAAGGGAGGTGGCTGCATATGGCGTCAAGGTCGCTGAAGGGTATCACTGTGGAGATTGACGGCTCGACGACCGGCCTGCAGTCTGCCCTGAAGGAAGTCAATACAGAAATCAGGAACACACAGTCCCAGTTAAAGGATGTGGAAAAACTCCTGAAGCTGGACCCGTCCAATACGGAGCTGCTGGCACAGAAACAGCGGCTTTTGACGGACGCTATCAAGGAAACGAAGGAAAAGCTGGACACCTTGAAAACAGCGGCGGAGTCCGCCAATGAGCAGCTTGCCAATGGGGAGATTTCGCAGGAGCAATATGATGCCCTCCAGAGGGAAATCGTGGAGACGGAGGAAAAACTGAAATCCCTTGAGACACAGGCGGCGACCACCAACAGCACCCTTGCAAAGATCGAGGAAGTTGGCACAAAACTCCAGTCCGTGGGGGACAGCATTGCGGGGGTTGGCACGAAACTGACCACATCCGTGACGGTTCCCCTTGCGGCTGCTGGGACGGCGGCTGTAAAAACAGCGGCGGATTTCGAGTCCTCCATGTCACAGGTGCAGGCCACGATGGGGATTACGGCGGATTCCATGTCCGAGGTGGACGGCCAGAGCGTCAACACAATGGATACGCTCTCCGCCCTTGCAAAAGAAATGGGCGCGACCACGGCTTTCTCCGCCACGGAGTGTGCCGAGGCGTTAAACTACCTTGCCCTCGCCGGATATGACACCCAGCAGATGTGCGATGCCCTGCCTACCGTCCTAAACCTTGCGGCGGCGGGAAACTTTGACCTCGCCACGGCCTCCGACATGGTAACGGACGCCATGTCCGCTTTGGGCATGGAGACTTCGGAAGCCGACGTGATGGTTGACCAGATGGCAAAGACGGCGTCCTCCACCAACACCAGCGTGGAGCAGCTTGGCGAAGGGATACTTAAAATCGGCGCAACCGCCAAGTCCGTCAAGGGTGGGACGGCGGAACTGAACACCGCTCTTGGTATCCTCGCCAACAACGGAATTAAAGGTGCGGAGGGCGGCACCCATCTGCGTAACGTCATCCTCTCCCTGCAAAGCCCTACCGATACAGCGGCGTCGCTGCTGGATGAGCTGGGCGTGTCCGTTTACGATTCCAGCGGCGAGATGCGCTCCTTAAACGACATCCTCGGCGATTTGAATGCTTCAATGGACGGGATGACTTCGGCGGAGCGGGATAACATCATCTCCACCATTTTCAATAAGACAGATCTTGCTTCCGTGAACGCCCTGCTTGCCAACACGGGCGAAACGTGGGATTCCCTGCAGGAGTCCATCACGAACTCGTCCGGCGCGGCGCAGCAGATGGCGGATACACAGCTTGACAACCTCTCCGGGCAGCTCACCATCTTGAAGTCCGCACTGGAGGGGCTTGCCATTTCCATTGGGGAAATTCTCCTTCCCACGATAAAGAAAATCGTGGCAGGGGTGCAGTCCTTCGTGGACTGGCTGAACAATCTCTCCGATGCACAGAAAGAGACCATCGTAAAGGTGGCTGCCCTTATAGCCGCCCTCGGTCCCATGCTTGTCATCGTGGGGAAGCTGACCTCTACGGTGGGTTCCGCCATGACGGGATTTTCCAAGCTGGCAAAAAGCATCGCCACGCTGGGCGTGAAGGTGGCGGGCGGCACGGGGAGCATTACCGGCATGGGCAGCGCAATCGCAGCGGTGGCGGGGCCTGTCCTCGCTGTCGTGGCGGTCATTGCTACGCTGGTGGCGGCGTTCAAGCACCTGTGGGATACCAACGAGGAATTCCGTGAGGCGATTACAAACATCTGGAATGGCATCGTCTCCAAAGTGCAGGAATTCTGTGCGGGCATTACGGAGCGGCTGAATGCCCTGGGCTTTGATTTTGAAAGTATCGTGGATGTGCTGAAAGCCATCTGGGATGGGTTCTGTAACCTTCTGGCTCCGGTGTTTGAGGCGGCGTTTTCTGCAATCTCCGCAGTGCTTGGCACGGTGCTGGATGTGATCACAGGGCTGCTGGATGTGTTCATCGGGCTGTTTACAGGAAATTGGGAGCAGTGCTGGACGGGAATCAAGGAGATATTCGGCGGCATATGGGACGGCATCACGGGCATCCTCTCCACCGCGCTGGATTTGATTACCGGGCTTGTGGACACGGTGCTTGGGTGGTTCGGCACGAGCTGGGAGGAAGTCTGGACGGGGATCAAGACCTTCTTTGAGGGCATTTGGAACGGAATCAGCAGCTTTTTCTCCGGCATCCTTTCCGGCATCCAGAGCGTGGCAACGACCGTATGGAATGCAATCAGTGGTTTCTTTACCACGGTGCTTGGCGGCATCCAGAATGTATTTTCTACGGTGTGGAACGCAATTTATACGGCGGTGTCCACGGTGGTAAACGCCATCCAAACGGTGGTGACCACGGTATGGAATGCCATCTACACGGCCATTTCCACAGTGCTGAATACCATCTGGACGGTTATCACAACTGTTTGGAACGGCATTTACACGACCATCGAGCCGTTGCTGAGTGCTTTCAAATACCTGTTTGAAACTATCTGGCAGGCGATTCAGATATTGATTGAGCGGGCGCTGACGGCAATTCAGACGAAGATTTCCGAGATATGGAATGCGATTGTGGCTTTCATTACTCCGATATTGGAGGGCATCCGCTCTGTAATGGAAGCGGTATGGACAGCAATCAGCACTGCGGTTTCCACCGCTTTGACCACCATCCAGAACATGATTACAACCGTATGGAACGCCATCGTCGCTTTCCTGACGCCGATACTGACGGCAATCCAGTCTGCGGTAACTGCGGCATGGAACGCCATTTCCTCGGCGGTCAGCACGGTGATGAATGCCATCAGGAGCGTGATAACAACCGTATGGAATGCCATCAAATCTGTGGTGACCACAGTAATGGGCGGTATCAAATCCACGGTGTCCTCTGTCTGGAGTGCTATCAGCAGCACGGTTTCCAGTGTGGTCAATACCATAAAGACAACCGTATCCAATGCGTTTACGGCGGTGTGGAATGGAATCAAGAGTACCATCTCCGGCATTTACAACACGATAAAGACCGGCTTCAACAATGCGGTCAGCTTCATCAAAAATCTGGCGTCCTCGGCGTTTAGCTGGGGAGCCGACATCATAAACGGCATTGTGAACGGCATCAAGAGCTGTATCAGCAAGGTAACCAGTGCCGTAACCAGCGTGGCGGATACCATCCGGTCCTTCCTGCATTTCTCCGTGCCGGACGAGGGACCGCTGACGGATTACGAGTCCTGGATGCCAGACTTCATCGGCGGGCTTGCCGAGGGGATCGAGAGGAGCCGGAGCATGGTGAGAAGCGCTATGAAGGATGTGGCGTCTGATATGACCATTAACCCAACCGCAACTGTAAATGCCGAAGGCTCCGCAGCCACAACTGCAGGAGGGGCGCCGGATTCTTCTTCCGGCGGCTTTGGAAACTTCACGGGACCGCTGATCCAGATACAGCAGATGACGGTGCGCAGCGAGGACGACATCCGCAGCATCTCCCAGCAGCTTAACTCCCAGCTTACAAGGAGCCGCAGGGCGATGGGATACACCACTTAAGGAGGGGATTTTTATGGGCTTTACTTTCAATGGCATTACTTCAAAGAGCATGGGAATCCCCAGCCGGATGACGGTGGAGAACCGCATTCCCTCCCTGCGCAATTCCACGGCGGAGATCGCGGGCAAGCACGGTGTGGTAGATTTCGGGAGTAAATTCTCCGAGCGGGAAATCGACATCGAATGCCTGATTCCCTACTGCAAAACACAGGCGGAACTGCTTGCTCTAAAAGACAAACTGGCGGGGTGGCTGAACCCGGAGGCAGGGGTTTGCGAGCTGAGGCTGGAAACGGAGCCTGACCGGGTGTATTACGCAAGGCTTAGGGACGGCGTTTCCTTCGAGCGGATCACCCGGCAGTCCGCCAGCTTTGAAATCCCCTTTTTCTGCCCGGACCCTTACGCTTATGCCGCAGAGGATGAGGTGTTCACGCTGACGGAGGATGGGACGGTTACGAGGACGCTCGGCAACGTGGAATCCCATCCGGTGTATGAGGTGTGCGGGGTATTGGCGAATACCAACCGGACGCTGACATTTTCTGTAGACGGCGTGGATGTAACCGTAAAGGGACCTCTTGCCGATGGGGAGGTTTTATACATTGATACCGACAACATGACCGCATGGATTCAGTCGGCGGCGGGGACGGTGCGGAACGCACTCGGCAGTATTACAGAACTGAATTTTCCATATCTGCCTGTTGGGGATGCGGTCATTACCATGTCAGCCAGCGGAGGGACTTTTACTTCGCTGACTGTAAACGCAAAGAGCTGCTGGCTATAAGGAGGTGGTTTTTTATGGCTTTGAAAATGGCATTGAATCAGCAGACGGATTTCACCGGGGAATTCCCGGAGGCGTGGGCGAAGGACGGGCTTTGGCGGTTCAACGAGAGCGCGCCGGATGACGATGTGTGCGTCGCAGACTCTTCCGGCTGCGGCAGGAAGATGTATATCAATAATTGGAGCGGCACGACAGCCTCCCTGCGTGGCGGGCAGAAGGGCAATTACATCCGCATCAACATCAACAGCCCCACAACGGAACAGACCTACCTGAAGGCGGAGAATGACGGCAGCATTTTTGCAAGCCTCGGAGAGCGTATCATCTGCGGCGGCTGGATGAACCCGACCACCTACTCTGTGGGCAATACCTACACGCCGATTTTTAATACGAGATACGGTCCGGGGCAGCCCATTTTTTATCTGTCGCTGATCCGGGGCAAGCCGAGGCTGATGCTCTATAATTCCTCCGGCACATTGATTTTGGATGAATCGGTGACGCCGTCCTTCTCTCTGGTAAACGGCGGCTGGTATTTTATCGCCTGCCTGATTGAGCCGGACAATAAACAGGCGCAGTATGTGGTGGGCGACCGGGACAGCGGCGAATGCTGGGTGTCGGACGTGATGACGTGGACGGGCGAACTGAACCGCTCCTGCACCGCAGACCTCATCATGGGGATGCACGCCGATTCCTACTGGTATGCGGGCGGCTTTGACGACTGGTTTCTGGACTGCGATTCCGAGCTGACAGCGGAGGATTTGTGTGATTATTTTTATGCGTCCCTCTGCGCCAACGGCGGCAACACCACGGGAGATGTGGACGGTATCACAGAACCGGGAGCTGTAACCTTACGCGCCGCAGACGGAGGATATCCCACAGAGGGGATTTTATATACGGCGGCTGTGAAATGTAATCTTGCCGGTACAGGCAGGGTGCAGGTCACAAGCGAGGTGACGCTGGGGGTAACTGCGGTAACGGATATTCAGACCTCCACCTCGGACGATCTTCTGGAGTGGAGCGATTGGGCGGGGCTTGGCGCTGACGGGAAACTGGTATCGCCTGACCGTGCCTATATCCGGTTCCGCATGACGCTGACTACCAGCAATACTTCACAGACTCCGAAGGTAACCGCCATCCGGCTTTATGACATCCCGAAGTCCGCATACAGCAGGCTCGGTTATGCCTGCCCGGTGGTGCTGGATGAAAATGACGCATGGGAAGCGGTGCTGGAGAATGCCTATAACGTGGTTGTAATTTCCGAGATCAACGGAGAGGACTGCCTGAATTTCTCTTTGCCTTTTACGGACGGGAAAAGGCGGTATCTGGACAATGAGAAATCCGTCCAGATCGTAGAGGATGTTTACCGCATCCGCACGATTACCGACACCAGAGATACCTCCGGTAAGATTGTCACGCAGGTGTATGCCGAGGCAGAATTCTATGACCTGGCATACTCTGTCCGCAAAGCGGAAAAGGAATTTGACGCTGCCACGGCCGCGGAGGAGATGGCGTATGCCCTTGCGGATACCGAGTGGAGTGTGGGGACGGTGGAGCCTTCCACCAAGCGGACGTGGACGTGTTCGGAAACAAACGCCCTTGCAATCCTACGGCGGACTGCTGACCTGCATGGCGGCGACCTGATTTTTGACTGTGCCAACCATCTGGTGCATCTATACACGGTGTACGGCTCCGACAAAGGGGCGCTGTTTGCCTACAGGAAAAACATGAAATCCATCGAGCGGGTGGTGGATACCACCGGGCTTGTGACCCGGCTCTATGCCACGGGTGCGGATGGCATGACCTTTGCCGACATCAACGATGGGAAGCCTTATGTGGAGGACTTCACTTATTCCAAGGAGGTGCGTATTTCTGCGCTGGACTGCTCGTCCTTTACCAACCCGTACCAGATGCTGGAGTACGCAAAGATGCGCCTTGCGGATTACAGTAAGCCCACGGTTTCCTATGTGCTGAATGCGATGGATTTGTCCGTCCTGACTGCTTATGAGCATGAGACATGGGCGCTTGGCGATTACGTCCATGTGGAGGATGAGGATTTGAGGCTTTCCATTACCACAAGGCTGGTGCGGCGGGAATATAACTTGCAGGAGCCGTGGAACACGGTGCTGGAGCTTTCGACTGTTTTGAAAAATTTAAGCAGCTCTGCAAGCCAGTGGGACAATGCTGCCGACACGCTGGAAGGTACCAGCGTAATATCCGCTACGGACTTAAAGGAAATGGTGCCCTTCAACCTCCTGCGCAATTCCCGCGCCGATGACGGGCTTGCCTATTGGGTGAGCAGCGGTTTTGAGGCGGACGGGGAAAACGGGGCAAGCGGCACGGCATCCTTTAAGGCGGAGGGAGTGGCAGGCATGGCAAAGAGCCTGTCGCAGACGGTGTATCCCGCCAACCGCTCCTGTTATACCATCTCGGCGCAGATTGCCTCGGAGGACTTGGAAAAGCTGTCCGAGGATTCGCAGGTCGGTATCGAGGTGGTAATCGAATACGAGGATGGAGCAACGGAAACAAGGTTTATTGATTTGTATTGAGGTGGCCCTATGGTATATTTCACAAATACATCTGCGAAGATTACGCCGGAGAATTACGGGGAGCGGATCAAGAGCATCACAGTCAGGGTATTTTTCAGTGACTGCACAGGGAAAATCTATATCACCGACCTGCTCCTGCAGGGCGGCGGCATCGCCACGGGATGGGTAGGCCATCCAAGCGAGATACAGTGGAGCCTCGATGGGTAGGTCATCCTTTGTCCGCCTTGCGGAGATTATCAATAAGCATCAGGAAAAGCGTGTGGTGAGCATTACCGTAAAGCCTACCCTTACGGACTGCTCCGGCACGCTCTGGATTACCGACCTGATGCTGCAGGAGGGGAAGCCCGTCACGGGATACACGCCGAACACGGCAGACGGAGTTCTTGCAAAGTGGGACGGGGACGATGAGAACGGGAGCCTTGTCTGGTACAACGGAATCATCCGCTCGGAGGCGACCGTGATCCTGTTCAATCTGGGAAGCACATCGGCGGGGCTGGACGTCCGAATGTACCCGAAGTCGGATATGGCGGCGGGGAGCGTCTCACTCTGTCAGGGCGTGGGCGGACAGAAGGTATCCTTTCCGGGTGCCATGAAAGCGGAGGATGACCTTGCCCTGATTGCCAGCACAAGGGAATGCACGAAGAACGGCGTCCCGGAGAAAAAAGAGGGATTTTACCAGTACAGTGCCGCTTGGGATTCCCAACATAAGGTAAAGGTGGAAGATGGAAAATCGGCAAGAATACTGTTTCAGATTCAGCAAATGCAGGATGGAGGAAATGTATTCTGAAGGATGCGTGTTTACTTTCCTGACATTGAATTTTCATGGTTTTATGCTATACTTAAAAATAATGAATTGAGAGCCGGAAAGGATGTTATAAAGCATGAAAAATATATTGGTCATACAGGGCGGCGGCCGTCCAAAAGGAAACACATCACAATTAGTCATGAGCTTTGTCAAAGGTGCGGAGGAAGCAGGACACCATGTTGAAGTGATATCCCTGCTGAAAAATGAAGTGAAAGGGTGTCTCGGCTGCAATGCCTGCCGCTATGGGAAACCCTGCATACAGAAAGACAGTTTTAATGAACTTGTTCCGAAAATCAAAGGCGCAGATTTAATTGTTTTTGCTTCGCCGCTTTATTTCTGGACGCTTTCCTCAAAAATCAAAGCGTTTATCGAACGGTTTTACTGTATAGCGGAAGAAGACCCGAACCCGCCTCTCGGCCGCTACGAAAGATATCCGGTAAAAGACTGTGCGCTGCTTGTAACGGCGGCGGATAATTTCTTCTGGACATTCGAGCAGGCAACATCCTATTACAAGTTTGCTCTTGTGAATTATATCGGATTCCACGACAAAGGAATGATCCTTGCCGGAGGGTGCGGTGATACCAATGGGAAACCGCAGATTGATAAGACAAACCACTTGGCAGAAGCATATGAGTTTGGTAAGACAATTTATGAAGTGTAGGCAAGTCGAAATTTGTGATGGTAAGGTAAGTTATGAATATATACGAAATACAGGACAGAAACCAACCGCTGTTGGAGGCGCTTTTAGATGTCTGGGAACGTTCCGTTCGGGCAACGCACCTGTTCCTTTCGGATGCGGAAGTAAAGAACATTAAGGCTTATGTGCCGCAGGCTTTAGAAAACGTGGAACATCTGAGTGTTGCCGAAACGGAATCTGGTAAAGCGATTGCATTTATGGGGGCAGAAAACGGCAGACTGGAAATGCTGTTTATTACACCGGAGTCAAGAGGGATGGGTATTGGCAAACAGCTTCTTCAATATGGCATCCGGAATTATGGAATTTGTGAAGTCACGGTCAATGAGCAGAATCCACAGGCTGTTGGTTTTTATGAACACATGGGGTTTGAAACCTATAAACGCACCGATTTTGATGAAGAAGGCAATCCGTATCCGCTTTTATATATGAAACGGATGAGATGAAGTACAGTTTGCAGAAAAGTAAAGGGTAATAAGGTTTATAAAGCGTCTGGCAGCAGGCGCTTTTTCTCTGCCCATTTTCAGGAGGAGGCTAAATGGATTTATTAAAGGGAAAAGAAATCATGGTCTGGACATTCATGGGCAACACCAGGATGTACCAGGCACTCCGGGATTATGGCGACCGCATCAGCCAGATCGGGCTGTTCTCTTTCAAGGTCCGGGTGACCGGGGAGATTTACGAGAGCGGCGTTTCCATTGCAGCCGGTTCCACCATGCGGACATATATCAGCAAATGGCCCCATATTAAATGGCTTTTGACGGTAGCCAATGACGGAACAAACAGCATCTTCAAGGCGCTGCGGGATAATATAAATGGGGCGCAAGACGTGTTTCTGTCAGAACTGATCCACATCATGGAGAAGTATCCGTGGTGCGATGGGATTGACATCGACCTGGAACGGGGCGATGACTATTCCACCCATGCTGCTTCCACAGCCATGTTCCAAAATATCTATAACACGGTCAAGGCTTATGATTCCACAAAACTCATGAACATCTGCCTGCCGGGAATGACTTCAGTCAATGGTTCCGTGGGCGGCGAGAACTGGTGTGTCTATGGAGACCTGAACAACTACTGTGATACGGCGTCCATCATGAGTTACGGCATGGCATGGGCGGGAAGCGCGCCGGGGCCGGTGTCTCCCCGCTCGTGGCTGGAGGGAATCTATGATTACGCCGTCACGGTAATGGACCCGGACAAGGTATTCCTCGGTATGCCCGCTTACGGCTGGAACTGGCAGATTTACGACACGCCGGAGAACCTCGGAAAGACCTACCGGGGGACGTCCAACACCTACTATGCGGCAAAATACTGGATGACCGGGAAGTACAATTTCACGGATGACGCCCCTCCGCAGCCCTTCATTCCCATCGTGGCCTATTGGGATGACTATGATAAGGTTCCCTATGCGTTCCCCCATGTCTACGATTACATGGAGGGCGCGGATGCTGGTTCCCGTGAATATCCGCAGCTTTCCGGGACCTACAACCGCAGGCGTTACCTGACGGCCTACGGTAAGGAGCAGAAAACCGGGTTCGGCACAATTTATGTTGACCGGAACGGTGGATCACCCGACAGTTATTCCGGCATTGTGTCCGTTTCCGATTCCATTGCCACACTTGGGGACGGAGGGAGTGCGGCATATAGCTTTGCGGTAAACACAGCGGGAACCTATGATATAGCGGTGCGGCTGTGTTATCCGTTTTGGGATAAGAACGGCGTCTACATTTCCATTGACGGGACGACAAGGCATTTCACGGAGAACAGGCTGTGGTGGCCGTACTGGAGGACGACCTTCTGGGCGGTACTGGCGAAGGGGATTTCTCTTTCGGTGGGAACGCACACGGTCACGGTTTCGGTGGATGTGAATGGCGTCCAGTTTTATGGGTTCCGCGTCTGCTCGTCTTTTTCTGAAGAGCCTTCTGCCGGAAGTGCAGCTTTTACGCTTGCGCCGAGGCAGTTCAAGGATGTGAATGGGGACATGGTTGGTCCCGACCGTGGCTTTAAGCTGACCCTTGAGATGCTCCGCAGGAAGCCGGACTCAGCGCTCATTTGGTATGAGGATTTCCGGGATGAAAACGCTTTGCCGGAAAGCTACTGGACGACGCTGTCCGGCTCGTGGAAGGTGTGGCGGGAGGATGAATACTCCTCGGAACGTGTGTATTCGCAGCTTGAAGGCAGCGGTCAGCTTTCGTGGCAGTACAGCGGCTTTTCCGACATCCACCTGCGGGCGAGGCTTGCGTTTCCCTCGGATGGCAGCGGCAGGGCCGGCGTGTTCTGCGGGAACCTTTTCTGCTGTCTGAACATCACGAATCAGGCGGTGGAACTGTATAATGGTTTCACGCTGCTTGGCAGCTACAGTACGGAGATCGGCAGGACTTCGGGCGTCAACCTCCGGGGCAATCCCAATATGTACACTATTGAGATGCGCATCCGGGGGAATCAGGTGCGTGTTTATTCCGGTGCATCCTATACGCTGCGGTTTACGGCATCCATATCCGGATTCAGTGGCGGGTATGCCGGATACCGTTCCGACAGCAGGACGGTGTGTGAGCTTTTACGGCTTGGGGACGCATGGACTTATGAGCCTTATGAGCGGTTCGATGTAGAGATGCCTGACGGCACCTCTGCCAGTTTCGGAAGGATTTCGCGGAGTAACTGCACCTGGGATGAGGAATTTCAGGTGTTTACGCTGACGAGCGATGTGGAGGAAACTGCTATACGCAGCGAGGACATTTCGCTTGATTATGAGTTTTTCCATTCCAATCTGCTGGCTCTGTCCTGCGGCGGGAATTACACGGCAAAGATCATACCGAGGGACATCAACATCTGGATTTCCCGGCTGTTCCTCGGTGATGCGGACGGTTTTTCCATTCTTTACTATCAGGATGTGGACTCCCTCGTCTATTGGGCGAACCAGGCGGCATACCGCTGGAAACTGCGGGGGATGTGTATGTGGTCGCTGGGGCAGGAGGATATGCGGCTGTGGGAGTATCTTCCCAAGCAGATTTGACGGGGAAAAGACACACAATTTTCTTTGTGGATATTTGTGAAAATTATGTTCCGAAATGACTTGCTATTCTGGGCGTTCAGAGCGAATATGTGTACTGCCAAAACGAAATGGAGGACACGATAATGACGAGATTTGAACAGGAGATCAGCGGGAACTTAGGGGCATTCTGGAAAAGGAACGCAGAGGAGGAAGTAAAGAAAGCGGTGGCGAAGGCTGACGCAGAGGCGGCGGTGGATGCGGACGGGGCAATCTTCTGGAACTGCAACGGACGCTTCCTGATGGATGATTTCTGCGAAAAGCTGGAATACGCAGGCTACCCTTTCAGCCGGGAGGCAACCGCAAAAAAGCGTGAGGAGCAGGAGACACAGAGCCTTGCGGAATACCGAAGAAACCGCAGAGGGATGAATGCGGAGGAGCTTGCGGAGGCGAGGGCGGCATTCGGGGAAGGCATTACGGTGATAAATGTGCTGACAGGGGAAAAGACGGAACTTTAAATCACAATCAAATATTTCAGGGGAATAGGCGATTGCTCTTTGCGGGCAGTCGCTTTTTCTATACACAAAAATTTTTAAAGGAGGGTTTCATTATGAAGGAATTCTGGAACACGATTCAACTCATTTTTACCGCCATCGGAGGGTGGCTCGGTTACTTTCTGGGCGGCTGTGACGGTCTGCTGATCGCTCTTGTGGTATTCGTGGCCGTGGACTACATCACGGGCGTGATGTGCGCAGTGGCGGACCGGAAGCTGTCCAGCGAGGTGGGCTTTAAGGGTATCTGCCGGAAGGT